TTAACAGCAAAAATAACAAAAGTTGAAGAAGAAAAGACAGAGTTAGTAAAAGTTAATGAAGAATTAACAGCAAAAATTGCAGAATTAGAAAAGAAAGTAAAATAAGAGGTGTTGCAAATGATAAATGTTTATGCAACAAAAGGGGACTATTCGAAATATGGTTCTAAAGTATTAGAAGATGAAGAAATAGAAAAAAATTTAGAGTTAGCCTCAATAGATGTCAACAGAGCGACATTGACAAGAATTGAAAGAAGAGGATTTGATAATTTAACAATACAACAAAAAGATTTGATAATCAAAGCAACTTGTTTACAAGCAGAATATATAAAAGAAGAAGGCATATATGATGATGATAGTATATCCAGTTATTCAATCGGAGGAGACTTAACAGTAAATGAAAAGGAATCGCAAAATATAGCAGACAAATTAAATATATCAAAATTAGCCTTTTTTTATTTGAAAAAAACAGGATTGACCAACAGAACAATATGATAAAAAAATTAAATCCAAAACACTTGAAAAGATTATTAAATAATAAATGTGATGTAGTTATATATCAAGAAGGCTTATCTGAAAACGGTGAGCCTTTAACTTCTTTAAATTTAAAAAATCAAAATTGTAGATTTGTTGAAAAAACTAAAGTAATAATTAGTTCTGATGGAAGGAAGGTAGAACTTGTAGGAAAAGTAATATTATTAGGAGACATAGCACCCAATATAAAAAAAATTAGTGGTGGAGAAGTAATAATAAATGATAGTAAATATGAAATTTATCAAGCAAGTAGGCCAAGAAATCCTGACGGAACGGTTCATCATAGTAGTTTGGAGTTGATGTGATATGAAAATAACATTTAATACCAAAAATATAGATAAAATAACTGAAAATGCTAGATTAGCATTAATAGATACAGCAGAGGCAATAAAAACTGATTTAATTCAAGGTCAAACAATGCCATTTGATACAGGTACAATGCAAAATGATAGTACATTTGTTGATAATAAAAAAGTTATAAAGGGAGTCGTGAAAATTGTTTCTGATACACCATATGCAAGAAAAGTATATTTCGACCCAGAAATACATATAAAGCAACAAAAAAATCCTAATGCAAAGCAATATTGGTTTGAAGACTATATATCAGGTGGTAAAAAAGATTTACCACAGAAATATTTTTCGAAATTATTAAAGAGGAGAAATGAATAATGATAACCAAAATTAGTACATTAAAATTAAAAGATTACTTAAAAACAATAATACCAGAATGCAATAAATGGACAATTGGACAGATGGATGAAAATCAAGAAAAAGCAATTGCTATATATGCTAATCGTAGACAATTAGAAGATAATTCAAAATATAAAAAGTTAAAAACATATGGAATATTACCAATTACATTATTACTAAGATGGACAAAAAATTATAATACAGCTGAAACTATGGCAAATAAAATTTATGAGCTACTAGATTGTAGTTCTTTTTTTATTGATGATTATAATTGCTCAATTGAGTGTTTATATAATGGCCCTATTGATTTAGGAGCCGATGAAAACAATGTTTATAAGTTTTCAGTAGAATTGAATTTATTATATAGAAAGGGTGAAAACAATGGCAACTAAAACAGGAGTATATCCAGTGTATGAAAACCAATTTCAAGTAGGAGCTAGTAAAGAGGCATTAAAAGATATAGCAGATATGGAAAGCTTCTCAGTAAAATTAGATAACGGAGTAGAAGAATGGAATCCACTAGATCAAAAAGGATGGGTTAGAAGATTAATGACTTCTAAATCTGTTACTATTTCTATTTCAGGAAAAAGAAATTTTGGAGATGCTGGAAATGATTATGTAGCAGGATTAGCATTAAAAAATGGAAGAGATGTTGAAGGATGTTTACAATGGACATTCCCAGATGGAGCAAAATTAGTATTCGAAAATGCAGTTTATAATATAACAAATTGGGGAGCAGGAAAATCAACGGAGGTAATTCCATTAGAATTTGATGTAATGTCAAACGGAAAACCAACTTATACAGAAACTGCATCACAAAGTAGTGAAACAACACAAGCAGTTAAAAAATAAAAGATAGGAGGTTTTATCCTCTTATCCAAATATTATTTAGGAGGGAAATTATGGATTTAAATATAATCGATAAATTAGATTGTGACAAAAAAACAATAACAATAGCAGAAAACAAGACATATGAAATAGACTGTTCTGCAGAAACAATGCTTCGCGTAGGAGAAGTATTTAAGAAAGATTCTACAATAAATGAGTTTTATACTGCAATAGAAATGCTTTTAGGAGAAATGGCTGTAAAAGAAATAAAAGAAATGAAAGTTACAGTAAAACAATTGCAAATAATTATTGTTGCGATATTAGCACAAATCAATGAAATTACATATGAAGAGATGGAAAAACGATTTCAAAAGCAATAGCAACAACGAATTGTGGTATGACATGGAAGAAGACTGGCCTTTAATAGAGGCTAGTTTAAATAAACAATATGGAATAAGAATCCGTAAAGAAATAAAAGATATGAATTATGCAGAGCTATGTACATTAATATCTGGCGTGATGCCAGATACTCCACTAGGGAATATAGTTCAAATTAGAAGTGAAGACGATGAAGATACTTTAAAAAACTTTACACAAGAGCAAAAAAACATCAGATGGGAATATAGAAATAAAATAGCAAAAAAGGTAAGTAAAGAAGATTACGAAAAAGCAATCCTCGAGATGCAAAAAGCCTTTAAAGAAATGGCAGGTGGTAGCAAATGAAAGAAATAAGATGTCCTTTTTGTAAGCAATTGTTGCTAAAGGCTTTTTTTTGCAAAGGAGAAATAAAATGTATGCGATGTAAAAAAATAATTTATATAGATGAAAAAGATAGAGCGAGCAACACAGTTAAAAATAACTAGTAGTTAGCCGATGCCTACTTTTACCTTTGAAAGAAAGGAGAAAAATAGGCATGAGTACAAATGTTGGAGCTGTTGATATGGAATTAGTTTTAAATTCTAATCCATTTAATCAACAGCTTAAAAACACAACAAATACAGTTAAAAATTCTGGAATTGAAGGGGCTTTAGGAAAAATTGGAAAGATTGCTGCAGTTGCATTTTCTGTAAAAGCAATTGTAAGCTTTGGGAAAGAGTGTATTGAACTAGGCTCTAATTTATCAGAAGTTCAAAATGTTGTAGATGTTACATTTGGGAATCTAAATACGCAAGTAAACGAATTTGCTCAGAATGCAATAGAACAATTCGGATTAGGACAAACAGTTACAAAGAAATATGTAGGTACTTTTGGAGCAATGTCTAAATCGTTCGGTTTTTCAAATGAGGAAGCATTAAAAATGTCTGAAACATTAACTGGATTAACTGGAGATGTTGCTTCTTTTTACAATTTAAGTTCAGATGAGTCTTATACAAAATTAAAATCAGTTTTTACTGGAGAGACTGAAAGCTTAAAGGATTTAGGTGTTGTAATGACACAAAATGCACTTGACCAATATGCTTTGGCAAATGGGTATGGAAAAACCACATCTAAAATGTCTGAGCAGGAAAAAGTGGCACTAAGATATAAATTTGTAATGGATAAACTTAGTATAGCAAGTGGAGATTTTGCAAGAACAAGTGATAGTTGGGCAAATCAAACGAGAGTGCTAAGTTTAAGATTTAATGAATTAAAAGCAAGTTTAGGACAAGGATTAATAAATATATTTACTCCTGTCATAAAAGTTATTAATTTAGTAATTTCAAAGCTTCAAATATTAGCTAATTATTTTAAATCATTTACAGAAATGATTTTTGGAAATGCAGGAGGAGATGATAGTTCAAGCTCTGTGTCAAATTTGGCAACAGAAGCAAACAATGCAAGTAATGCAGTAGATGGAATAGGCGAAAGTGCTAAAAAAACCAAAAAAGCATTGCAAGGATTACGAGGTATTGACCAAATAAACAATTTAACTCCAAGTAAAGATGATAGTAGCTCTGGAAGTGGAGCAAGTGGAGGTATAGATTCAGCGAATTTATTAGATTCTACAATGCAAAAAGCAAATACGCAAATGGGAGCTTTAGCTAATAAAGCCAAAGAACTAATAGAAATATTTAAAGAAGGATTTAACGATGCATTTGAAAATACTGGATTTGATGAAATAATAAATTCTTGCGAAAGAATTAAAACAGCTTTAATTGAAATATTTACTGATTCTGATATAAGTGAATATGCAAATGAATGGATAGATACAGTACTATATAATCTTGGAAGATTAACAGGTAGTGTTGCAAGTATTGGAGTAACAATAGCAGATAATTTATTAGGAGGAATTGCTAATTTTTTAGAGCAAAATCAGGAAGATATACAAGAACATATAATAAATATGTTTAGCATATCTTCTGCAGGTTGGGACTTAGCAGGAGATATTTTTGAAACTTTTGCTGATATTTTTGCAATTTTTAGAGGACCAGAGGCAAAACAATGCACAGCTGATATAATTGCAATTTTTACCGATGGGCTTTTTGGAATAATTGAAATTGGCGGACAAATTGGTTATGACATTTTGTATATGATAACACAGCCTTTTATAGAAAACAAAGATTTAATAAAAGAATCTTTAGAAGGAATATTGCAACCAGTTAGTTCTATTTTAGGAACTATAAAACAAGGCATACAAGATACATTTTCAAAATTCTGGGAGGTATATGATACTTATATTAGACCAGCAGTAGAAAATATCAAAGATGGGTTTTCCAGCATTTTGGAAACCTGTTTGAAAGTTTGGAACGAAAATATAAAACCAATACTTGATGAGTGGGCAAAGAAATTTGACGATTTGTGGCAGCAACATTTACAGCCAATGGTTAATAGTTTCTTAGAATTTGTTGGAAAATTGGTTAATGTTATCTCTGAATTATGGAATCAATGGCTTGTTCCAATAATAAATTGGATTGTTGAAAATGTAGTACCAGTTCTTCAGCCGATAATTCAAACTTTAGGAAATTTGATTGGTGATGTATTTGGAGTAATCAGCAGTGTTGTTGGAGGTATTTTTGAGGCATTAGGAGGACTAATAGATTTTATAGCAGGTGTATTTTCAGGAGATTGGAGCAGAGCTTGGGATGGTATTAAATCAATTTTTAGTGGAATTTGGAATGCAATTAAAGGAATTTTTGAAGGAATCTGGAATGCAATTAAAGATTTTGTAACAGGAATATTAGATACTATAAAGAATTTATTTTCAAACATTTGGAATGGAATTAAAGAGGCTGTTTCCGGGATACTTAATGGAATAAAAGAAGACATATCATTTAAGATAAATCTAATAAAGGCAGTTCTTTCTAATATATTAAATAGCATAAAAGACACCTGGGGAAAAATTTGGAATGGTTTAAAAGATTCTGTTGGAAATATATGGAACGCAATAAAAGATAAAGTTGTTAATGGTGCAAAAGGAGCTTTGCAAGGAATTAAAAATGTATTTGGTTCAATTGGAAATTGGTTTTCAAGCATTTTTGGAAATGCATGGAATAATGTTAAAAATATTTTCAGTGCAGGAGGAAAAATTTTTGATGGAATTAAAGATGGTATAGGCAATGCTTTTAAATCAATCGTTAATCGTTTAATTTCTGGAATAAATAGAGTTGTATCAATCCCATTTAATGCAATAAATTCAGCCTTAAGAACAATAAGAAATGTAAGAATAATGGATTTTCAGCCGTTTAGCTGGTTAAGTACAGTTAGTGTTCCTCAAATCCCATATTTAGCACAAGGTGGATATGTTAAAGCAAATACACCACAACTTGCAATGATAGGAGATAATAGGCATCAAGGAGAGATTGTTGCACCAGAAGACAAAATACATTCAATTGTAGCTGATGAGCTAAAGAATTTCAAAGGCACTGATAACAGTGAAATTGTAAAATTATTAAAAGAAATTCTAAAATACTTAAAAAATGCAGGAGGAGATATAGTTTTAAATATTTCTGATGTAGAGCTTGCAAGAGCAGTAATTAGAGGTATGAAATTATTACAATCTAAAACTGACAAATCGATTTTAGACTTTATTTAAAGGAGAGTAGCAAATGGAAGAAATTACAATATTGAAAGTAAACGGAACAAAAATTCCAGCACCAAAAAAATGTCAAGTTGTGATAGCTGATCAAGATATTAATTCTGACACAGACGCAAATGCAAAATTACATAGAAACAGAGTGGCTGTAAAAAGAACTATAAGCAATGAATGGGGTCCTTTAGAATGGGACGAAATAAGTAAAATTCTGACATCTATTAAAGATGTTTTTTTTTCTGTTACTTATCCAGATCCACAAACAGGAAAATTTGAAACCAAAACGATGTATGTAGGTAATAGAACAGCTCCCGTTCTTGTAGTTAAAGATGACGGGACATTTATATGGGAAGGATTAAGTGCTGACTTTGTCGAGCAGTAGTAGGTGATATATATGTATAATAAAAACCCTTATTATCAAGAAGTATTGAAAAATGAAGAATTATTAATTATAGCAAGAATTGTATTAAATAATATGGTTTTAACAAATAAAAATATAAAAAATATAAAATATGATTTAGATACAAATGATGGAGAAAAATTTACAATAGGTGGTGTATATGGAGCAACAGTTGATATAACATTATTAAATTTTGAGAATGAGTTAGACGCTATAAAATTTGAAAATAAAGAGTTTAAAATTGATCTAAAATTATCCGCAGATGATTTATATACTGTAGAAAAAGTTAACAAAACATCTGTTAAATATTTAAACAAAATTAAAGTTAAACATCTAACATCTTTGTGGATCCCACAAGGTATATTTTATCCAACAAAAATAACAAAAAATGAAAACGAAACTATAACAATAAAATTACAGGACAAAACAAAATATTTAGAGAATAAATATGAATGCAAATTAGAACCACCGTTTACAATAAAAAAATTATTTGAAGATATACATAAATATTTCAAGATAAACTCGGACACAAATGATTTTTACAATAGTGATATCGTAATAAATGAAGTCCCAAATGGATATACCGGAAAAGAAATATTAGGGTATATTGCTGAATGCGCCTGTGGAGTATATATAATAAATAAAGCAGGAAAAGGAGAAATAAAGACATTTATAAATGAACCTGTAAAGAAAATCGAAAGAGGAAATTACAATAAGTTTATTCCTGCAGAAAATTATATTAATATCCAGAAAATAAAATACAATAAAGATTATGTAATAGGCGAAGATAGCGGATACATATTAGAGCTAAACGAAAAGAATCCATTTATAACAGATGAAGTAGCACAAAGAATATTAGTGAAAATGCAAGGATATACATATATTGCATTTGAATATAAAGCAACCATACCTGATATAGCTATAGATGTATTAGACATGTTAAGTTTAACAGATACAAAAAGCATTAATTATTTAACATATATAAGAGGAATATCTTGGGAATATACCGGAGCTGTTGCACAGACTTGGAGTACAAAAGGTGAAACTAAAATCGACAATACATATAAAACCAAAGGACCTATTCAAAAGCAAATATCAGACATAGTTTCTAAGGAAATTCCTAATGTATATGAAGATGCAGTAAATAAAGCAACCGAATTAATAAAACAATTTAACGGTGGTTATGTAATAAAAAAAGATGGCGAACTATATATTTCTGACAACATAGATATTGACAAAGCAGAGCACTTGTGGCGTTGGAACATAAACGGATTTGCCTATTCCAGCAATGGAATTAATGGACCGTATGAAACAGCCATAACGATGGATGGACAAATTGTGGCTAATTTTATAACAACAGGGACTTTATCTGCTAACAGAATAAAAGGTGGAACATTAAAAATTGGAGGAATAAATGGTTCTAATGGAAAGATAGAAGTTGTTGATAGTGAAGGTAATGCAATTGTAACAATAGACGAAACAGGTATCTTAATGGGTAGTAATACGCAAATTTTAGGCGAAGATGGATTAATGAACACATATATTTATTCTGAAAGTGGGAATGTAGGATTTGAGTATAAATTTGAAGAAGAAGATTTAGAAAAAAAAAGCATAATTATAGATATACCAATACCTAAAAATTTAAAAATAAAACAAGCAAAAGTAATTTTAACACATACACCTGTTTATTGGACTATAACAGATTTAGAAACTGGAGAAATTAAAAATTCGTGGGGATATGCAAGATCTGTAAAATTATATAAATGTAGTAATATAAATAACCGTTTATTAGCAGCTAACTTTGGAGGAGATGTATGGGAAAATGTTGACAATGATGATTATGAAGAAATTAATAACGCTTTTGGGCAAAATGGTTTTACAGCACAAGTTCCATCTAAAGAATCTTATGCATCCGAAAAAATTGAGTCTATAAATTTTGCCGAAGAATTAGTAGAAGGAATAAACAGGCTAAAAATTGAAACATCTTTAAGTAATGCAAATAATAGAACAGATGGAGCAACAAAAACAGGGGCAATATATGCTACTGTAATAATAGAAGGACTTATACAGTATAAGGAGGGTGAACAATGAGTGTTTTTACAAATTTATTAAACCTATTTAAATGGGAACCAGAAAAAGATGGTGAAGAAGAATTTGACATAGATAAAGCACTAAATGAAAACTGGGATAAATTAGATAATAAAATTGACGCACATACTAAAAATACACAATTAGTACATAAAAATGCAACAGCAGATTTAAGTGGCTTTATGAGTAAAGAAGACAAAGAAAAATTAGATAATATAGAAAAAGAAGCACAATCTAATGTAATTGAAAAAATACAAAAAAATGGAAAAGATATTTCTATTGCAAATAAAATTGTGAATATAGTCTTAAACAAAAAGGATGTAGGATTAAATAATGTGGATAACACAGCTGATTTAGATAAGCCAATATCAACAGCAGCTAAAAAAGCCCTAAATAATAAAGTAGACAAAGAAGAAGGAAAAGGTCTTAGTACAAACGACTACACAAACGAAGATAAAGCAAAACTAATTCCTACTGGAGGAACAACAGGCCAAGTATTAGCAAAAAAGTCTGATGCAGACAACGATGTAGAATGGGTAAACCAAACTGGAGGAGGAAGTGCAACAGGCGATACATTGCCAGTAGGTTCTATAATGCCATATCCAAAAGCAACTGCTCCTGAAAATTGGCTAATTTGTGATGGAAGTGCAATAAGCAGGACAGATTATTCAGAACTGTTTAATGCAATTGGAACTACTTTTGGAGAAGGAGATGGAAGTACAACATTTAATCTTCCAAACATAAAAGGAAGAACTATTGTTGGATTAGATACAGACGATACTGATTTTAACACAATAGGAAAAACACTTGGAGAAAAGACACATACATTAACAGTAGCAGAAATGCCAGAACATAACCACAAGCAATCGTTAGATGGAGGAAACAGTGGAAATTCAGGCAATGCTGCATACAGTTGGTCTGTTCCAGCAAATCAATATCTTTACACAGGAGATGATTTAGCAGGGAAAACTGGAGGCTCACAACCACATAACAACATTCAACCTTCATTTGTAGCGGCCTACATAATAAAAGCAAAACAAAGTGCTGGATTAGTTGCTACAGTAGTAAACAGTTTAGAAAGTACAAGCGCAACAGATGCTTTAAGCGCAAAACAAGGGAAAGAACTAAATGAAAAAATAACAAGGAACAGCACTTATTCAACAGAGGAACAAGCAGTAGGCACCTGGATAGATGGCAAAACCATATACAGAAAAGTTATAAAATTTGGAGCATTACCTAATGCAACTAAAAAAGATGTAGCACATAACATAAGTAATTTAGAGCAATTTACTAAAATTGAAGGAATAGCAACAAGACAAGATGATACAAAGTTTACGCAATCATTACCTTTAGTTTATAAAGATATAGAACGCAATTATAATACACCTTTAGGTGTCGATGCACAAACTGTATCAATTCAGACAAATGAAGACAGGAGTATGTTTAATGGTTATGTAATATTAGAATATACAAAAACAACAGAAGAGGAGGTATAGGAAATGAAAGTAAAAAGATTAAATGTAAATGCAAATGAAACGGTAAAATTTGTTTTTGATGTTTGGGCAAGTAGCTTTTTTATAAAGAATTTTACAGATGGAGCAATTCTGATTTGTTTAGGAGATACATTTGTAGAAAATGAAAGTATAAAAATACCTGCAAATTTTGCAGAAGAAATCGAAAACAATTTTAATGAACAGGTAGCAAAGTACACAACTAAACAATACACAACAGTAACAGTTAAGGCTGAAAAAACGGGGGAGGTTGAAGTACAATGCATAAATTAAAAACTATGGTAAATCTTAAGCCAGGTGGCACAGGAAGTTCTGAAGAAATAAAAAAAATAGAAGAAAGAATTGATGCTCTAGAAGAAAAACAAGTAAAAGAATATGGAGTGAGATATTATTTCGGACAAGCAAGTTCAAGCTTGGAAAGGCTTGGAGATGCCATTGGATTAACTGCAAAAGCAACAAAAAATGGAACTTATGTTGAAAATGATTTTGACAATGTAGAAATATTTAAAGATATAAAGCTAGTTAAAAGAGATAAAAAAACGCATAAATTGTTAGCAGTAAAAGGTGATGCAGATTTTGATGACATTGATGGGGAAGAGATGGTAGATTATCCAGAAACCTATTGGAAATTTAAACTAGATGAAAACAAAAAATTCGTTGATATATATGTACGAAATTTTGCAACTACAGGATATAAAAAAGTAAATGCTTTCAGTGTTGGAGCTAAGCCACTTTCCAGCGACCCTGATGGGAACTTACAAACAAAATCTGGATATTGTGCTAAAGGTTGGACTTCTAGAACAAATTTCAGAAACTTAATAAAATCTCAATATGGAGATGGTGCGTGTTTATTAGACTGGAGATATCAAGTAATTCTTTTTTTATATTTAATAGAGTTTGCCGACTTTAATACCCAAAAAGTATTAGGACAAATGCATTCTACTTTTAGATTTAATTTTGCAAGCGATAAAGCTTTAATAGAAGAGACATCTACTAATAGAATAATAATAGCAAATGGTAGTTTTGTTGTTGGTCAACAAATCGGAATTGGAACAAGCGATGGAGGAACACAAATAGCAAAAGAAAGAACAGTTACATCAATGAAAAAATACGATGATGGAACTGTTACAGGCTATGAAATTGCATTTGATGGGGATCCAGTAAACATTACTACAGCATCAGCCGTTATGACATATTCGCAGAAAACAGGCAGTACAGATGATATTCAAGCTAGCAGTGGTTGCATGGCAGACGATGGAAAACATGGAGCAAGATATAGATACTTCGAATTTAATTCAATTTTTGATTGGATAGACGGATATATCATAAAAGACGGGAAAATATATTTTTCTAATAATCCTGAAGATTATAACGACACAGATACTAGCAAATTTGATGTGCTTTCCTATGCTTTATCTACAGCATCTGGTTGGATAAAAGAGCTAGGCTTCGATACAAACAATCCATTCTGTATGTTTCCAACAATTGCTGGTAATGGTGCAGGTTCTTCTACATATATAACAGATTATACTTGGTGCAATCCAAAAGGTGTGTTTGCCCCTCGTGTTTCGGGGAATCCGTACGATGGTGCTCTCGTGGGGGCTTTCTCTTGGATTTTGTACAACGGAGCGTCTTATGCGCTTTGGACTTGCGGGGCTCGCGTTCTTTTTGACCAGATATAACAACAGGGGTTTGGGGGCGGTCAGCCTCCCAACAATCTAATCTGTAGAATAGTTAAGTTATAAAAGAGTTGTTTTTTATATTTGTATAAGTATAATAAAAAAATGGGATTCATTATGCAGCAGAGCCTTTTACACTTTCAATTGTGTGTTTGCCCCTCGTGTTTCGGGGAATCCGAACAATGGTGCTAACGTGGGGGCTTTCTATTGGAATTTGAACAACGGAGCGTCTAATGCGAATTGGAATTGCGGGGCTCGCGTTCTTAAAACATTAAAATTGCATAATGCATTCCTTGTCGCTTGGCAAAAATTAAGCCGAAATCTGGATTAGTCTAGTAGCTCCGCATGAGCGAAAAATTAATAGGCAAAAAAAGATATAAAGGAACCAGTAATGAAAAGAAAAGGAAATTTATGGAACGATATTATTGACAAAAATAATATACAAAAAGCTATTTATAATGCCTCTAAAGGAAAAAGAAACAGAGCAACAGTAAAAAAAATATTAAATAATATAGTACACTATACAAATGAAATACAAAAGATTTTAATAAGTGGATATGTTGCAAGTGAGTATGACAAGAAAAAAATTTTTGATGGTGCAAGGCAGAAAGAAAGAATAATATACAGACCAAAATTTTATCCAGACCAAATTGTGCATTGGTGTTTAATGCAAGTTGTAGAGCCACTATTTATAAGAGGAAACTACATTTTTTCTTGTGCGTCTATTAAAGGAAGAGGACAAATATATGCAGTAAAATACATACAAAAGATATTAAAAAAAGATAGAAAGTATACAAAATATAATTTAAAATTAGACATTAACAAATTCTATCCAACAATTAATAAAAGTATTTTAAAGTGCAAATTTAGGAGAATAATTAAAGATAGAAATACATTAACATTATTGGATACAATAGTGGATTCGTATGCAGAGCCGACAGGAGTTCCTATTGGAAATTATACAAGCCAATTTTTTGCTAATTATTATTTACAGGATCTAGACCATTTTATAAAGGAAAAGTTAAAAATTAAGTATTACATTAGGTACATGGATGATATGTTAATTTTTGGAAACAACAAAAAGAAAATACATTTAGCAAAAAATGAAATTGAAAAATTTATAAATAAAGAAAATTTAACATTAAAATCGAATTGGCGAGTAGCAAAGACAGACGCAGAGCCAATTGATTTTATAGGAAAAAGATTTTATAGAGATTATACAACTATAAGAGATACTACATTTTTAAGATTAAAAAGAAGAATAAGAAAGATATCTAAAAAGAGCACATTAAATTATAAAGATGCAACAGCAGTTATAAGCTACCATGGTATGTTAAAACACACAAATACATACAAAGTAAAACAAAAGTATCTATATCCATTTGTAGATATAGATAAATGTAAGGAGGTTATACAAAATGAAAGCAGAAAGCGATACAAAACCAAATAAATATGAAATTTCCAAAAGAGATAATAAAACAATTGTTACTCTGTTCGATAACATAGAAGAAGAAAAAGAAAATGAAGAAATAAAATATGAATACGATGTGTACGAAATTACAGTACATAGAGATATAAGCGAATTGAATGATAACGAGTATGAAAAATATTTGAAAATTGCAAAATTACAGCAATTAGAAAATTCTAACGAAATAACAATTTTAGACCGAATTGACGCAATCGAACAGGCAATTGTTGAAATAGGGGAGGTAATCTATAATGGTTGATTTTTATGTAATACGAATAAAATTAAAAAAAATGACAATAGATGATGTACCAAAAATTTGGAGAAGTAAAGTAGAAGAAAAACTAAAAGCTTTTGAATAGGAGGCTTATATGGAAGAAAAGTATATAAAAATAATAACAGAGAATACGGAAAGTTGTAAATCTGCACATAAGAGATTGGATACATTGGAAAAGAATATTGATGGAATAAATAATTTAGCTGTAGCAGTAAAAGAAATTGCCATGGAAACCAAAGCGACAAGAGAAGATGTAAACGACATGAATAGCAGATTAAAAGATGTAGAAAATAAGCCAGCCAAAAACTGGGAAAATTTAAGTAAAACAATATTAACTCGGAATTGCAACAGCAGTTCTGGGTTATTTTTTGGCAAAATTTGGAATGTAGGAGGAATAAAAAAATGGATAGTGATAAGTTTATAAAAAAATGTAAGGAATTAGTAAAAAATTATACAGAGGAACACATAGACAAAAGTGATAATATTCCAGTGTTTGATATATTCGTTGTATGGAGTTGCAAGACTTTACAAAATAGTAAGGCTTTGTTAAGTACAAGTTTAAAGGACGGAATGTATTATGAGTGCACATTAAACGGTAATAAAAAAGAAATATATTTAGATGCTTATAAAAAGTTTGAAAATAGATGTATAAAAATCGAGGAGGATTAGTTATGAGTAAAAGAAAAATGATTATAACTGCGGTAGTAACAATTATTTTAGCTGTGTCAAGTGCAATTTTTGGAGTTAACTATAGTGAACGAGATGTTTCAGAAATAGCCAATTCTGTGGAAACTGTGGTAAATACTGTGGATAATATTGTAGATAACCAATCTACAGTAGAAATTCCAGAGGGAACAGAACAAGAAGAAAAACAATTGGAAGTGCAAGAAGTTGAAAACGAGTCTTTTGAACTTCAAGGAGAGATTGCATATGATGGAGATAAAACAAACAGCTGGAATTTGAATATAGGAAGCACGCCACAGTTAACATATATTAGTCAAATTGACTCAAGATGGAGATATTATCCATATACAGCAACAAATAACTCAGGGCAAACAATCGGAAGTTCTGGCTGTGGTGTAGCCAGTGCTACTATGATTATAGATAGTATAGTTGGGAATGTATCCATAACAGAATTAGCAGATGCATTTGTAGCAAACGGATATCGTTCAGCCAATAGTGGAACATATTGGAGTGCATATCGTGCAGTAGCAGACCAATTCAACATAGGATATACAGAAACTTCAAATATGGATACAATGCTTAATTTGTTAGAGAATAACAATTATATAATTGCCAGTTGTGGCAATGGTTTGTTTACATCTAATGGGCATTACATAGTTTTATATGGAATTGATGGAGATACAATTAAGATATATGATCCGTATTTATATGCTGGAAAATTTACTACAAGTACTAGAAGAAATAAAGTAACTGTAGATGGAAATACAGTATACTGTAGTATAGGTAACTTTAAAAAATATGCAAATTATAAACAATTTTTCTGCTATAAATATAATCCAAACACAGTAAATACAAGTAATTCCACAGATACACAAGTTTCTACAGCAATATACAAAAGATATGTAAAAGTAAATACATCTCTTAATATAAGAAATACACCAAATGGCAATAGAGTAGGACGTTTAAAAAATGGTACAGAAGTTACCGTTTATGAAACCAAAGGAGTATGGGCTAGAATCGGAGAAAACAGATGGGTAAGTGTAGCTTATTTATCTTCTATAAATCCAAATAAAAAAGCTACATCTACCCAAAAAACATATACAACAGGAAAATACAAAGTAAGCACTAATATTCACGTAAGAATGGGTGCAGGAACAAATTATAAAGCAAAGACATATAAACAGTTAACTCAAAATGCAAGATACCAAAATAAGCTTTGTGGTAATTATTATTACAATGGATATAAAAAGGGTGTAATTTGTAATATTACAAAAGTACACGGTAACTGGGGCAAAACAGCAAGCGGTTGGATTTGCTTGGATTATTGCAAAAAAATTTAAAAAAATATTGACAAGAATATAAACATAGTATATTATAATTTTATTCCAAACAATTCCGTAGATTTTATTAAATAAATCTACCTCATTGTTTAACTATAACATGTAATGTATTTTAATGAATTTTAAAATAATATTTTCTAAACTATTATTAGTTTAAAATTTATTAAAAAAAATTGGTTTAACTTTAACATGAGATGTATAATAAAAAAAAGAGGAATAAAACTCCTCTTTTTTTATTTTTATAATATATATATATTAGTGGCTTTTACTAAAATTTTAAATATGTTATCTGCGTAATCATTTTCTTTGTCTTCAATCATTTTTTGTTCCCAGTCCTCGCTTAATATGTCAAATTCGACTCTGAAAGCTACTGTTTCTCCGTTTACTACTGTGTAATAATCTTCTACACCTGTATCATCACACAACGCATGCTCTAGATAATCGCTCTTATATATACTGTCATCTGTGTCTAGTATTACTTGGCAGTTATTATCTAAATCTAGTAATGTCATCTCCTTGTTCAACAAATCTTCTTTTAACTCTCTTAACATTTCTTCCATTTTAAAATCCTCCTTATTTATAATTATTTTTTTTCCATCAAATTTTAATTTTGCTGTTCTATCTGCATCGTCAAACCCCATTTCTTTAACCCATGGAACTGGTAATGTTATTCTAGTTGTAGTATATCCATTTCCATTTTTGGCAAATAATATTTTTGTAGTTCTTATTTCAACATCTTCTTTTTTCATATTTATACCTTGTCCTTTCGTTTTGTTAAATATAACATAGTCGTGTCGACTTGTCAAGCACTTTTTCAAAGAAAATTAAAAAAATTTAAAAAATTCTCAAAAACCCTTAAAACAGAGGCATAAAACTATATTAATTAAAAATAAAAACGGCTTAAAATCGATTGTGAAAGGTCTTTTTTTACTAAGAATGTGATTAAAAAATATAACAAATTATTTTGTTTTTTTTATAAAATGTGTTGTAAAAAAACAAAAAAAATGATATTAATAAATAAATAACTATATCATATAATAATTACTTTAGTAGACATAACTTTACAAGTTGAATAAAATATAATATAATAGAAAGAATAATAAGAATATAATAGGTACAAGGGGGAAAAAGTATGTTTAATGCTAATGAGATTGCGATATGGTTCTTATTAAAAAATAATTCTGAAATAAAAGAACATGAAGCAATAAATGATGACTATGAAGTATACGAAGGAATAACACATCTGAAATTACAAAAACTTTTGTATTATGCACAAGGAATATATTTAGCTATGCATAATAAACCTTTATTTAATGAGAATATTGTTGCTTGGCAACATGGACCAGTTATTGAAGAAGTATATGCTGTATATAAAGAAAATGGTAGAAATATTATAAATATTGAAATGGATAAAGAAAAGGAAGAATTGTTAAAGAGAATCGAGAATGATAAAGAAACTTGTGAAGCCTTGAATTTAACATATGATAACTTTGCAATTTATACTGCATGGCAATTAAGACAGATGACGCATGAAGATGGATCACCTTGGGATATAACTGAAAGAAAAAATGGATTAAATAGTGTAATAAGAAAAGATTTAATAAGGGATTTTTTTAAAAGGGAAATAGTTGAGTAAATATGGGAATAAAAAAAGGCAAGCAAAGAATAATAAAGCCATGTACTAATTGTTTTGCACCACAATATGTAAAATTTAACCTATCTTATGCAAAGTCAGACAAAAATTTTGAAACAAAATATAAAGCACAATTGTTAGACAGAATGATTTTTTTATCAAGTCAACCTTACGTAACTGTTTTAAATTGGGATAAATGTAAAGGATTTGAATTTGAAGAAATAAAGACAAACAAAAGTGTTCCTAAAGAGTTTGAAGAAAGGTTTCAATCTAAAGAATATAATAATAAATTTGCTATAATGAGACTTTATCCAAATAACAATCCAATTTGTGCAAGAATTGTTGGAGCAATTATAAGAAATATATTTTACATATTTTTTATAGATACAAAAAATAAATTATATAAGCATTAAAAACCTATTTTATAGTCCATCGACAAATTTCGACACAAATAATTAACATAATATGCTATAATTAGATGAGGTGATTAAATGAGTATAGACTTGCTAATAATCCGCAACCGTGCAAGACTAGAAAAATTAATTACAGAAGATAAAGAATATAGCATAATATTGAGGCAAAGTAAGAAGTTGGACAAATTAATAAATGCAAAAATGAAAGAGATTAACGCAAGTTAGTCTCTTTTACTGTTGTATACATATTGCTGATGGGATGTATTGTAGTGTCAAATTTATTTTCTGCATAAAAACCACCATTGTGGCGATAATATATGTTAAATAAAAAATGGTGGTATTATGCAAATAATTATTAAATTAAAAGAGGTTAGAAAAAAATATAATATAAGTATAAGGCAATTAGCAAATAAAACTGGAATATCTGAATCCCATTTAAGGTATATAGAAAATGGAGAAAGGGAGCCAGGAATTTCTATTTTAATAAGAATTGCAGTAGCACTAAATATTGATGAAAAGGAGCTGTATGAAGTAAGAAAATGAATTGTGGAATTAATATTGAGATGAGAATTAAAGAGGTAATACAAGAATCCGGAATAAGTTTAAGAGAATTGGAAAGAAGAACTGGGATTGAAAGACACTATTTAAAAACAATACAAGAATTACCAGCAGATGAAATTTTGTTACATGAAGCTGTTCTTATTGCGGATGCGTTGGGAAAAGATATCAAAGATTTGTTCGTAACTGAAACCCTTACTATTATTTAGATACAGAGTTTTAATACTTAAAAATGCTATTCCCATTTTTGCAAACTAAGTGTGTTTTATATATGAAATAAGATGTTTTATATATAAAATGCACTTTTTTATATATAAAAATGTAGAATGTTGTCGAAGGAGGAATACAAATGGAAAAAGAAATATTGAAAGAAATAGAGAAAGGTTTAAGCAAAAGGGAAAAAATACTTTTAAAAATATTTGCTAAAACATTTATAAAAATATATAATAAAGTTAGAATAGAAACAATAAATAAAATGATTTTTTAG